GCTTTATAACTCAGGCCCACGCCACAACGCGTACCAGGTAAACGTAACACAGAATAGAATGATCATGGATCGCAGTATCATCATAGCTCAGAGCACGATTGGATTCCCGCACCCGGCGACCCCACCGTACCGGGGGGCCCCACTTAGCCTGTTAGGTACCATCGCGTCTATTACTTGCTATTCCCCACGAACGGTTTCCTATTTTTTCGTTTTGGCTACATTGACCCCCACCCCCCTCAATATAGGAAAGGCCCCCCTTGTGTTTAGGTACCATCCCCTTGCAATTTTTATTTTTTATGTGATATCGTGGGTTCCTTCGGTGCTTCACGCATCTGCGACCATACGATATGACCTTGCTTTGCACACCAGACGTAGGCGTGCCATTGCCGCCTGACGATATTTCTTATGCAGAGTTGCGCGAACGCGCCGCTGCCGCATGCAAAACCCTTGAGCATCTGGCGATAAATGGTTTACCACCGGAATCATTTGACGAAACCCCCGCTGACGCCGATACAGTTGCGACTCTTATTAATTCGTTTGCGGAAGACGAAACAAAGACCAATAAAAGTCTTGACACGCAGAAGTTTTCATCGATTTCCCCTGCTGCGGTCTTTCAAGTCAACGAGCTTCTTTCGGAGTTTGGGCTTGCGGTTGTTAAAAATGCGGTACAAGTCCGTCACTTAGTCACTAATAAGCTAATATTAGAGACGGAAAACCCCGATGCAAGGGTGCGGATTCGCGCTTTAGAGCTTTTGGGCAAGATGTCTGACGTTGGTTTGTTCACCGAACGCTCAGAAGTAGTCGTTACGCACCGCTCTACAGACGATCTGAAGCTCAGCCTTAGAGAAAAACTGCAAAAATTGCGCTCTAAAGTGGCAAAAGAAGAGGCTTCGGACGTAATTGTCGACATGCACGCCGATGCACCCCTGCAAAACATAGATGTTGATGCGGAATTAGGCGCATGACCCCGCTTGCGCTCGATGATATGACCGATGCAGACATCGAACTGCTATTGCAGAACATCGATCAGCTAGATGAGTACGAGCAACAAGAGGTTTATGAGATTGCAGACACTCTGGAGCGCCGTCGCCATGCTCAGGCGTGTAGTGATGACCTGATTGAGTTCTGCAAACACATGCAACCCGACTATAAGGTCGGTAAACACCACCGGATTCTGGCCGATCTGCTGATGCAGATTGCTGAAGGTAAAGAAGATAGAATTTGCGTCAACATGCCCCCTCGGCATGGCAAAAGTCAGCTAGTCAGTATCTACTTTCCGGCGTGGTTTATAGGAAAGTACCCCACTAAGAAAGTTCTTATGGTGTCACACACCACAGATCTAGCTGTGGACTTCGGTAGGAAGGTGCGAAACATCATTGACACGGATTTGTACAGGCAAATCTTTACGACCGTGAACCTTGCATCTGACTCAAAGTCAGCGGGTCGGTGGAACACGAACGTAGGTGGCGAGTATTTTGCTTGTGGCGTGGGTTCCGCACTTGCTGGCCGGGGCGCAGATCTATTGTTAGTTGACGATCCGCATAATGAGCAGGACATCATCAACGGTAACCTCGATGTGTTCGACAAAGCATACGAGTGGTTCACGTTCGGTGCCCGGACCCGGTTGATGCCCGGTGGGCGGATCGCAGTTGTGCAGACCCGGTGGCACTTAGATGACCTGACGGGCCGTCTGCTAAAAGATATGGCAAACAACGAGGGTGCAGATAAGTACGAGGTTGTGGAGTTCCCGGCCATACTGGACATTGAGAAAGGCGGTACCGTAATTCAGAAGCCGCTCTGGCCTGAGTTCTTTGATATGACGGCGCTTATGCGCACTAAAGCGTCAATGCCGGTGTTCCAGTGGAACGCGCAGTTTCAGCAGAATCCGACAGCCGAAGAGGCTGCGGTTGTAAAGAGAGAATGGTGGAACACGTGGACACGTGAAAAGCCGCCCTCTTGTGAGTACTTAATAATGTCTTTGGACGCTGCGGCAGAGACACACAACCGCGCCGACTTTACAGCTATAACTGTATGGGGCGTGTTCTATAACGACGAGAAGGATGAGAACCACATCATCTTGCTAAATGCCATTAAGAAACGCGTGGAGTTTCCGGAGCTAAAGACATTGGCTTTGCGTGAGTACAAGGAGTGGAACCCAGACGCGTTTATTGTGGAGAAGAAGTCTGCCGGTACGCAGCTATATCAGGAACTGCGGCGCATGGGGATAATTGTGCAGGAGTACACGCCCCACCGTGGTACGGGTGACAAGATGGCTAGGCTTAACTCGGTTGCAGACATCGTGCAGTCAGGGTTGGTATGGGTGCCAGAGACGCGTTGGGCTGAAGAAGTCGTAGAAGAGATTGCAGGTTTTCCGTTTGTCAGCCACGATGACTTAGTTGACTCGACTGTTATGGCGCTGATGCGGTTCAGGCAGGGCGGGTTTATCCGTCTGCCGTCTGATGCACCCGATGAAGAACGATATTTTAAATCGCACCGCAGTTCTGCGTACTACTAATAATTTATAGGTTAAAAAATGGCTACGAATTTTGACAAGTCGCTCTATCAGGATGATCCGCTTAACACGTTCGCTCCAGAAGAAGACGCGATTGAGATACAGATTGATGATGAAGAAACCGATCCGTCAGGTGATGTGACCATCGTGCTGGAGGAAGAGACGGCAATTGATGGTGATTTTGATGCCAATCTCGCAGACGAGATGGACGAGTCGGAGTTGTCTACCCTTGCAGATGATTTGGACGAGTTAGTAACGGCAGACATTAATAGCCGCAAAGATTGGGCCGATACATACGTCAAGGGTTTAGAAGTACTGGGCTTGAAGTACGAGCAGCGCACCGAGCCGTGGGACGGCGCTTGCGGAGTGTTCTCTACCGTGCTGACCGAGGCGGCTATCCGGTTTCAAGCCGAGACAATTATGGAGACATTCCCCGCTGCGGGGCCTGTCAAGACCCAGATTCTTGGCGCGGCAAACAAGATGAAGGAAGAGGCTGCGGAACGTGTCAAGACTGATATGAACTATCAGCTTACAGAGCGTATGTCCGAGTACCGCTCAGAACATGAGCGGATGCTGTTTAGTTTGGGGTTAGCGGGGTCCGCGTTTAAAAAAGTGTACTACGACCCGGCGCTGGGGCGTCAGGTGTCTATGTATGAGGCAGCAGAAAACGTTGTCATGCCATACGGCGCATCGAACATCTACACCGCTGAGCGCGTCACCCACATGATGCGTAAAACTAAAAACGATATCAGGAAGCTCCAAGTAGCGGGTTTCTACCGTGATGTTGATATGGACGATCCGGTCAACATGCCGACCGATATCGAGAAGAAGAAAGCTGAAGAGCAGGGATACTCAATCACGGACGATGACCGGTATCAGGTGTGCGAGGTGCACATTGACTACAACCTGCCGGGGTATGAGGATGAGGACGAGATTGCACTGCCGTACGTGATTACGTACGAGCGCGGGACTCAGACAATTCTGGCTATCCGCCGCAACTGGAACCCAGATGATGAGCGCAAACTCAAGCGACAGCACTTCGTACAGTACAACTACATCCCCGGTTTCGGGGTGTACGGCATGGGCCTTATCCATATTATTGGTGGTTATGCTCGCGCAGGTACTTCTCTTATCCGTCAGCTTGTCGATGCTGGCACTCTATCTAACCTGCCGGGGGGCCTAAAAACCCGTGGACTGCGAGTTAAAGGCGACGACACGCCGATTGCTCCGGGCGAGTTTAGGGACGTGGATATTCCGAGCGGTGCGTTGCGCGATAACGTGATGCCGCTGCCGTACAAGGAGCCTAGTCAAGTTCTGGCCGGTCTGCTCGACAAGATCACGGAAGAAGGTCGCAGACTCGGTGCGATATCAGATATGAATATATCTGACATGAGCGCAAATGCACCGGTTGGGACTACGTTGGCTCTGCTTGAGCGCACACTCAAAACCATGTCTGCGGTGCAAGCCCGGGTGCACTTCTCGATGAAGGAGGAGTTCAAGCTTCTGCGCGACATCATCCGTGACTATACGCCTACGGAGTACAGCTACGAGCCAGACTTCACCAAGGACCGCCAGATTAAGCAGTCTGACTACGACATGGTGGAGGTCATCCCGGTCAGCGACCCAAACAGCAGTACGATGGCGCAGCGCATCATGCAGTACCAAGCTGTTATGCAGCTTGCCTCACAAGCACCGCAGATCTATGACCTGCCCCAGTTGCACCGTCAGATGATTGAGGTTCTGGGCATTAAGAACGCAGACAAGCTGGTGCCGGTCGAGGACGACGAGAAACCGCGCGATCCGATCAGCGAGAACATGGCAATCATTAAGGGTAAACCCGTAAAAGCGTTTATCTATCAGGACCACGACGCACATATTGCAACGCACAATGCGTTCATGCGTGACCCGATGATCATGCAGCAGATGGGTCAGAACCCACAGGCTCAGATGTTAATGGCGGCTGCGCAAGCGCATATAGCTGAGCACCTCGGGTTCTCATATCGCAAACAGATTGAGGATCGGATGGGTGTGTCGATGCCTGAACCCGATGCAGATATGCCGCCAGATATGGAGGTGCAGTTGTCGCGGTTGGTCGCTCAAGCCAGCCAGCAGTTGCTTCAGATTCACCAAGGTCAAGCGGCTCAACAACAGGCGCAACAAGTGGCACAAGATCCCCTCATTCAGATGCAGCAGCAAGAGTTGCAGATTAAGCAGCAGGAAGTTCAGATCAAAGCGCAGAAGAACCAGACCGATGCGCAGATTGCTGAGCAGAAACTCCAGCTTGAACGCGACCGGATTGGTGTTGACGCGCACATCCGCACCGCACAAGTGCAAGCACAGATTAACCGGCCACAGGGTAGATAAATGGACGAGCGGCTATATAAATACTTGAAAGAGCGCAACCAGAACAGACGGGAGTCCGTAATGGATTTCATGAGTAACGGTGGCGCTAAGGATATTGCTGAGTACCGAGAAGCGGTTGGAGTTATCAAAGGTCTACTCCAAGCGCAACAAGACCTAGAAGACCTTTTTGAACGAATGAAGGAACATGATGACTGACGCCGTAGATCTATCGCTCGTGCTTAATAAGAGTGAAGAAGAAAAAGCCAGACAACTCCCGATACCTAAAGGTTACAAGATTCTTGTAACCCTACCGGATATTGAAGAGGAGTACGAGAACGGAATCCTCAAAGCAGGTACAACCGTGTACCACGAGCAGCTTCTGTCTAATATCTTGTTTGTTGTCGAACTTGGCGACATGGCGTATACGGATCAAACCCGGTTCCCAACAGGTCCTTGGTGCAAGAAGGGTGACTTTGTTATGTGCCGCGCAAACACGGGCACACGTTTCAAGATTCATGGCCGAGAATTCCGTTTGATTAACGATGACTCTATCGAGGCAGTTGTTGAAGATCCACGCGGTATTGGTCGCGTAAATTAAGGGGGCGATATGAGTGAATTTAAATTCCCGGATGAAGCGGAAGCCTCCGCTAAGGGTGAAGACAAGTTTGAATTTGAAATTGAGGCTGATGATGACGACGTAAAAGTCGAAATTGTTGACGATACGCCGGAAGAAGATCGTGATCGCAAACCGATGGCGGAACAGCCTGACGATGTGACCGAGGAAGAACTTTCCAAATATAAAGATGTCAAGCTGCGTGATCGGATTGCACATCTTAGCAAGGCTAGGCACGAAGAGCGGCGGGCTAAAGAACGCGCAGAACGCGAGCTTCAAGAGGCTGTGTCAATCGCGCAACGCATCCTTGCCGAGAACGAGTCGCTAAAGAGTAACGCGGGTAATAACCAGAAGGTTATTCTGGATCAAGCCTCCACCGTAGCCTCACGGGAGATGGCCGAAGCTAAACGTGCATACAAAGAAGCCTATGAAGCCGGTGACTCGGAAGCATTGGTAAATGCACAGGAAGCTATTACATCAGCAAAACTAAAAGCTGATCGCATTGAGATCGCAAAACAAAGAGCTTTACAGGAAGTAAAAACTCCTGTACAAAATGTCCCTACGCCTCCGCCCCCTGCGAGAGAGGCACCGGTTGACGAAAAGGCTGTGCGGTGGAAAGACCGCAATAGTTGGTTTAACAAAGACCGGGAAATGACAGGCTTCGCTCTCGCAGTGCATGAGAAGCTTGTTGACGAGGAAGGGATTGATCCTCGATCTGACGCCTACTACGAGCGTATTGATTCTCGTATGCGTGAGAAATTCCCGGAGAAATTTTCTAGCAACCCCAAGCGTTCTAATGTAGTGGCACCGGCAACCCGAAGTACAGCGCCTAAAAAGATCGTACTGAAGCAAAGTCAGGTATCGCTCGCTAAACGTCTAGGAATCCCGCTTGATTTATACGCCAAGCAAGTTGCATTGGAAATGAGAAAGGAACGTGAAAATGGCTGAGAACAAATTGACTACCCAAATCCGTGAAGACCGTGATCTTGCTTCCCGCATAGCTGCGGAGCGACCAAAGCAATGGGCACCGCCTACACTGCTACCTGACCCCAAACCGCAAGACGGCTGGGCATACCGGTGGGTTCGTATTTCTACTCTTGGTCAAAACGATCCGACTAATATCTCCGCTAAGTTGCGTGAAGGCTGGGAACCAGTGCGAGCAGCAGATCACCCAGAAGTCCATGTTTACGGCGATGCGGATACCCGTTTCAAAGATAACATCGTGATCGGTGGGTTGATGCTCTGCAAAACACCTACAGAATTCATTGCGCAGCGAGATGCTTATTACCAAAAGCAGACTGACGGCCAGATGAATTCGATTGATAGTCACTTTATGCGCGAAAACAATCCGAAGATGCCCCTGTTTAAAGAGCGGCGGTCCGAGGTGAGTTTTGGTAAAGGCAGTTAACTTTTTTAGGAGTCTTAAATGGCTTATCCGATTGTCAATGGCCCATATGGGCTAGTGCCGGTCAACCTGATGGGCGGTATTCCGTTCGCTGGGTCCACCCGGATGATTCCGATTGCGCAAAACTACGCAACGAGCATGTTTAACGGCGACGTTATCGGCTTGTCTGGTGGTAACGCAGTCATCACCCCTTACAACGCCAATAGCTCGTCTGCTGCCGCAGCCGGTAACATTGTTGGTGTGTTCTTGGGCGCGCAGTACCCCGGTACTCCGCCTGTCTACGGCAACCTGCAAGGCCAGTATTACCCCGCTAATACTAACCAGCCCGGCATGATTGCTTATGTGATGGACAACCCCACCGCGCTGTTTAAGGCATGTGTTGTTGCTCAGGCTCAAGGCACGGCTAACACGCAAGCTAACACCAGCACGACGGTTGGCTACATGTCGCCACGGTTTGTTGGAACGAACGCCTTCCTCGTTGCCGGTAATGCCGGTAGCACGACGAACGGTAACTCGACGATGGGTGTGTCGGGTGGTAACCCCACCGTGTCTAGCTCAGTAGCCGGTAACATCGTTCAGACGGTTGGCACTGGCTCGGGCACCGCGCCTTGTTTGCGTGTTGTTCAGTTGGTTCAGGAAACAGCCGTCACGGTTGCTACTACGTTGACCAGCAGCCCATCAAACGCAACCACTTTCACCGTTGCTTCTACAGCCGGTATCCAGCCCGGTATGACAGTGGCAATTGGTGGAACCGTTTATTCGGGCGCAAGCACCGCACCGTTCCCAACGCTCTCTAACTTGGTTGTTACCGGCGTTGTAACCAGCACTTCTACTATTACCGTTAGTTCGGCTGTGACCGCCACCTCTGGCGCAGCAGTGTCGTTCGTCGGTTTCCCAGAAGTGATCGTTGGCTGGAACTTCGGTTACCACAGCTATCTGCTCGCCGCTGGCGTCTAAGGAGTAAATAATGGCTATTTCACGCGCCCAACTACTTAAAGAACTGCTTCCGGGCCTCAATGCCCTGTTCGGTCTTGAGTATGCTCGCTATGGCGAGGAACACAAAGAGATCTACGACACCGAGACCTCTGAGCGTTCATTTGAAGAAGAGACCAAGCTCTCGGGCTTCGGTGCTGCACCGGTTAAGAACGAAGGTCAGGCAATCTCGTACGACAACGCACAAGAAGCATGGACCGCACGTTACAACCACGAGACCGTTGCAATGGGCTTCTCGGTTACCGAAGAGGCAATGGAAGACAACCTGTATGACAGTTTGTCCAGCCGTTACACCAAAGCATTGGCTCGCGCAATGTCGTACACCAAGCAGGTCAAAGCCGCTAACATCCTGAACAACGGGTTTAACTCGGCGTTTAAGTATGGTGACGGTCAGCCCCTGTTTAGCACGGCTCACCCGCTGGTCTCTGGTGGTACTAACAGCAACACCCCTTCGACCGCTGTCGATCTTAACGAAACCGCTCTTGAAAACGCAGTGATTCAGATCGCCGCGTGGACGGACGAGCGTGGTCTGCTGATCGCCGCTAAGCCGAAGAAGCTGGTCATCCCGCCCGCTCTGATGTTCGTTGCTACCCGTTTGTTGGAAACCAGCCTCCGTGTTGGCACTACCGACAACGATATCAACGCGCTGAAGAACAACGGCTCGATCCCAGAGGGTTACACCGTTAACCACTTCCTGACCGACACGAACGGCTGGTTCCTGACCACCGATGTTCCTAACGGCCTGAAGCACTTTGTCCGCGTTCCACTTTCTACATCAATGGACGGTGATTTCGATACCGGTAACGTACGTTACAAGGCTCGTGAGCGCTACTCGTTTGGCGTGAGCGACCCGCTCGGTATGTACGGATCGCCCGGTTCGAGCTAAATAGCTCAATAAATCAAGCACTTAGCTAGATTTAGGGGCCTCTTCGGAGGCCCTTTTCTTTTTATGCGGGCATTACCTGTGTCGTAACGCAGGTCGATATGTTTCGTAAACCCACGAATTTTTGTAATTCTCCGTCCATCCCGTTACCTGTTACTAAGTCTCAAACCCACTTGCATTCCACAAAGTAACGTGCTATAAAGACACATACCTAGACCCCCCGACTTGCTGACTGACTAGGCAGACTTCCCTCAAGAGACAGCAAGTTTTGATTTGAGGACTTTATTATGGGTTTCGCTTCCCACCTTGGCCCTTGGCTACTTGGCACGAACAAGTACACCACTGGAACGACCGCTGGCACGATTCAGAACATGGGCGCATCAATTGTTGCCCAAACTGATACTGTCACTTTTGCCGATACAACTGCCCAAACTCTGGCGGTTCTCCCTGCTGGCGCATGTATTACGTCCGTTCAGCTAATCGTTGATGGTGTTGTGTTTAACGGCACTTCGCCAACGCTGACCATCAAGAACGGCGCAACGACTATTGGTACGATTACCCCAACGTCTGGTACGGGCGGTCAGTACGCAATGACGGTTACTACGACCGTGGCTGATGCAGCTTTGGTTACCAACGTCGGTTCTACGGACGCAATTATCACTGCTACGGTTAGCGGCACAACGGTGACGACTGGCTCTGGCACGCTGATCATTGCATACATCGTCCGTGGCTCTAACGGCGCAATGTACCCGACCAGCACCCAAAACTAAGTAGGGGGCTGCGATGCAGCAAACTGATGTCAAAAGCACTCACCTGAACGCTTCGGGTTCGGTGTTTGCTGGGCGGGCGCGGATTAAAGGGATTGCCATTTGTGCAACAGCCAGCACGGCTGGCACCCTTGTTTTGCGCGATGGCGGGTCTGGTGGCACAAGTGCTATCGAATTAGATATTCCGTCTAATTCAAACCCAAACTCGTACTACATTCTAGTTCCGGGTGAAGGGATTCTCTGCGCCACTAATATCTACGCATCAATCACCGGTCTTGCTAGTGTGACGGTGTTCTATGGCTAAGTCCCCAGCTTGGCAAAGAGCCGAAGGCAAGGACCCCAAGGGGGGCCTCAATGCGAAGGGGCGGGCGTCGGCAAAAGCGGAGGGGATGAATCTAAAACCCCCCGCACCGAAACCAAAAACGACCGCAGACGCCGGGAGAAAGAAGAGTTTTTGTGCCCGGATGGAAGGGATGCGTTCGAAAAACACTTCGCCGAAAACCGCGAAAGACCCAAACTCCCGGATTAACAAAAGCCTTCGGGCGTGGAACTGTTGAGATGGAACATACTATTTGGAACGCAGTACTTTCGGTGGGTGTTAGCGTTGTTGGGTTTTTCCTCAAGAGCATGTATGACGAGGTAAAACGCCTTCAAGTACTGATTAACAAGACCCGCGAAGAGATTGCCAAAGATTACGTGACCCGAACGCAGCTAGACGCAGACATTAATCGCATCTTTGACCGGCTTGACCGGCTTGAAGCTAAGATCGACAGACTGGTAGAGAAGCATGCCTAGTACGTCAAAGAAGCAGCACAATTTCATGGAGGCTGTAGCCCACAGCCCCAGTTTTGCCAAAAAAGTCGGTGTCCCGCAGTCCGTGGGTAAAGATTTCTCAACGGCTGATAAAGGCCGCAAATTTTCTAAAGGTGGTGAGATGGCCGAGTCAAAAGCGATGGTGAAGAAAGAAGTTGAGTTCTTCAAAAAGAAAGGCGCACCAGCAGCTATGCTCAAGCATGAGAAAGCTGAAATGGGTATGAAGAAAGGTGGTGGTGTTGATGGCGTCGCTAAAAAAGGCAAAACCAAAGGCACTATGGTTAAGATGAACAAAGGCGGAAAGGCCTGTTAAGGAATTATTATGCCGATGCCAGACGTTTACACTGCGGACAAAGGTCAGCCGCCAATGCCAAATGAGGGTCCTACGACCCCTATCGATCCTAAAGTTGCCGCTGCTCGCGCACTTCTGATGAAGAAAGCGATGATGGCTAAGCGCGCACAACGGGGATTGCCGGACGTATATACCGCTGATAAAGGCCAGCCACCGATGCCAGATGAGGGTCCTACGACCCCCGCACCGATGCGTAAAGGCCCCGGCATGTTCTCTAAAGGCGGTTCTGTTGGCGGCGCTTCTAAGCGTGCCGATGGCTGCGCACAGCGCGGCAAGACCAAAGGTCGAATGATATGATGTCCAGCCGGGGGATGGGTGCTATAGACCCATCCAAAATGCCATCTAAAAAGAAGATTACCCGCAAGGATGATCCGAATGATGTGGCGCTGTACGCTGAAGGCGGGAATGTCGGTCTATATGCCAACATAAACGCCAAACGCGAACGCGGCGCAAAGATGCGCAAGAAAGGTGCTCCCGGCGCACCGACCGAACAAGACTTCATAAATTCTGCTAAAACGGCTAAAAAATGACAGTCTCCGGAGTCGCTAACTTTGACATGAACTTCACGGAACTCGCTGAAGAAGCGTTTGAACGTGCAGGTCGTGAGATGCGCTCCGGATATGATCTTCGGACAGCGCGGCGTAGTACCAATATTATGATGGCTGAGTGGGCCAACCGTGGTATCAACATGTGGACAATTGAGCAAGGCTCAATCCCAATGAACACGGGTACCGCGACGTATAACCTACCGGCGGACACGGTAGACCTGATGGAGCATGTGATCCGCACCGGAGCGGGGAATTCTTCTACTCAAGCGGACTTAACAATTACCCGGATCAGCGTATCAACGTACGCCACCATCCCAAATAAACTCAGCCAAGCGCGTCCAATTCAAGTTTATATTGACCGCAAGCAAGCTATCCCAACAGTTACTGTCTGGCCTATTCCAGATCAAGGTACGACCGCTTCTCCTTATTACACTTTTGTATACTGGCGGCTGCGCCGGATGGACAACATTGACACGGGTGTTAACACGGCTGACGTGAATTTCCGGTTCCTGCCTTGCCTTACTGCAGGGTTGGCTTACTACGTAGCCATGAAGATTCCTGAAGGCGCACAGCGTCTGGACATGTTGAAGACTGAATATGAGTATCAGTGGGGGTTAGCCGCCGCTGAGGACCGGGAAAAAGCGGCAGATAGGTTTGTACCACGGCAGTATTTTATCGGTAGCAGCTAATGGCTAATCGGTTCGCCTCCGGCAAGATTGCTATTGCGGAATGCGACCAGTGCGGATTCCGTTACAAGCTAAAGGATCTAAAGAAGTTAGTAGTTAAGACAAAACTGATCAATTTGAAGGTCTGTCCGCAGTGTTGGGTGCCAGATCAGCCGCAATTGCAGTTAGGTATGTATCCGGTTGATGACCCACAAGCCCTCAGAGAACCCCGCAAAGATCTTAGTTATTACGTATCTGGCCCCACAGCGAACGGTTCATTAGGCCAAGGTAGTCGGGTTATCCAGTGGGGTTGGAACCCTGTTGGTGGCGCTAGAGATGGGGGTTTAACCCCAAATGACTTGGTTTTGCAAGGACAAATTGGTACAGTAACGGTTACGACGACATAGGAGTCCATCATGGACAAGAAAGAAGTTAAACGCATCGCTGACACGGAGGTTAAAGCCCACGAAAAGCGTTTGCACCCCGGCGCTAAAAAGATGAAAGCCGGTGGCCCGACCACGGATGACCGCATGAAGTACGGTAAAAATTTATCCCGTGTTATGAACCAAGGCAGCAAATAATGGCTAAGTTCAGCATGAAACAAGGTGGCAAAGAAGTTGGTTCCGCCTCAACCTACGCCGCACCGCATGACATGACCGGGAAAGCTGGTGTTGATCTGAGTAACAGCGGTTACGGTAAAAGATCTCGCTCTATGAGTCTTGATGATCTGTGTGTAAGCGTTGGCGCCGTCTCTAGCAGCGAATGCCCACCACCCAAGACCTCTGGCATTAAAATTCGTGGTACTGGCTGCGCTACTAAAGGTCTTATGGCCCGAGGCCCAATGGCATGAATTACGCCGATCTGGTCACAAACATATCTGCTATCGCGGAAAATACTTTCCAGACGAACGATATGAACATGTTTATTAAACAGGCTGAGCAGAAGATCTATAACACGGTCCAACTGCCCAACCTGCGCAAAAACGTGACCGGAACGGCTACGCAGTACAACAAATATGTGTCTGCGCCAGATGACTTTTTGTCCGTCTATTCGATGGCGATTTTTCCTACGGGTGGCTCTTATACGTTTCTCCTCAACAAAGATGTAAATTTCATCCGTGAGGCGTACCCAAACCCAACTGATTACGGCGTTCCAGCCCATTACGCGATCTTTGGTCCCCAGTCCTCTTTGCCGACAGAGTTGACGTTCATACTCGGCCCTACCCCAAATGTGGCGTATAACGTAGAATTGCATTATTACTACTACCCAGAGTCTATTGTGACTGCTGGAACTACGTGGTTGGGTGATAATTTTGATTCTGCGTTACTTAACGGCGCGTTGGTTGAGGCTATTCGGTTCATGAAGGGTGAGCAGGATCTGGTTGCGCTGTACAAGGGTATGTACGACCAGTCAATGATTTTGCTTAAACAGTTGGGTGACGGAAAAGACCGTCAAGATGCGTACCGCAGCGGTCAGGCCCGCGTGCAAGTTATTTAATTTTAGGAGTTTCTCATGGCTTTTACTGGCAACTACATGCCTACCTCGTTCAAAGTTGGATTGCTGAACGGGGTGCTTTCATTCACCGCTGGTACGGGTGACGGTTATTACATCGCTCTGTACACCAACTTGGCAACCTTTGACTCAACGACCAGTGCATACACTACGTCACAGGAAGTTACTGGTACGGGTTATACGGCTGGCGGAAACCTGTTGACGGTTTCAACTGCTCCTTCTCCAGTGGGTCCAACATGGAGCGGAGCAAACACAACCGCGTATATCAACTTCTCTGATACAACGTGGACGACCGCAACGATTACTGCTCGCGGCGCGTTGATTTACAAGAACAGCACTGTGACAATTGGTGGAAGCTCAATTGTTAAGCCTGTGATTGCGGTTCTGGACTTTGGTTCTGACAAGTCATCGAGCGCGTCAAACTTCACAATTCAGTTCCCGGCAGTCGGTTCTAGCCCAACTGGTTCAACGGCAATTCTTCGGATTGCATAATGTCTATTACTCTTAAACACGGCTTTGGCAGTGGAAAGCTTGATGGTACGGACGCAACTCTAGTCCAGCCATCAAACTGGAACTCTGACCACGTTCTTGCTATTGGCTCCCCAAAGCTGTTTGGGAGAACCTCCACGATTGGTTCAACAACGCCTTCGTCTTTGTCTGGGATTAGTCAGGCAAATCCGGGGGTGTTTACGACGACTGGGGCGCACGGGTTAACGGTTGGTCAGTTGGTGACCATCTCCGGTGTTGTGGGTATGACCCAAGTCAACGGGAGTACCTACGTTGTTAATACGACCCCGCTGACGACGACGTTCACGGTTATCTTCCAAGGGTCTGCTTTAAACACCACTTCATATACAGCTTACACTTCAGGTGGTACTGTGACCGGGGCGGCAACGGGCGTAGCAGAAGAGATTGCTGTAGCGGGGTCTTTGTCGTTGGCTTCAGGGACGTTGACTGGCACGGGCGCATCAACAGGCAAGGCAATTGCCGTTGCCATCGTATTTAGTTAAAGGAATTTGAACGATGTCAAACCCGAACATTGTTAACGTCAGTGCCATTTACGGCACCACGACGTATTACACCCCGTCCGGTACTACTGCGGTTGTTCTTGTACCTAATGCCGCATCAAGTGGTTTAGTCTACAAGATTGAGAATGTGGTTGTATCAAACACCACTTCATCCGCAGCAAGCGCAACAGTAAGTATCTACACCAACGGTGCAGTCGCTCAAGGTTCTGCACCTTCTGGCGGTACGGCTTATCCAATTGTTAGCGCGGTGTCAGTTCCACCAAATGCTTCGCTGGTGGCTGTTGATAAATCCACTTCCTTTTACCTGATGGAAGGAACTTCAATCTCTATTACGTCAAGCACTGGTAGTGCATTGACCTTCACCGTCAGCTACGAAAACATCAGCTAATCATGTCCATTCGCTACACGGGTGGGATTCTCTCGGATACCGTTGACGGGCTAAGTACGCCCGTAACTACCGTTGAGTATTTGGTAGTTGCTGGTGGGGGTGGTGGCGGTTCTCGTTCTGGTGGCGGGGGCGGTGCTGGGGGTTTATTGACTGCTACCGGGTA